TGGAAATAAATCACTCATATCTGGTTTGCATGAAGCAAATAGAAAATATCTCATCGAAAATAAGTTGGTAGAACTTAACAGTTGACATTTCGTAGATTCTGATTTATAATAGAAATTATTTTATGTGTGGAGAAGTGAATGACGTTTGAAGAACTCAATGAAATGTGGGTAAAAGACTGCAAAATAGATGAAACTAATTTAGTAAGAGAATCTAGCAGAACACCAGAGCTTCACAGTAAGTATTACAATTATTTCTATCGAGAAGCTTTGAGAGTTAGAAAGCTAAAGGCGGATCTTGTAGAACTCGAAAAAGCAAAAACAGAATATTTTAACGGTTCGATGGACGAAATTGAACTCAAGCAGAGAGGATGGAAACCAAATCCTCTTAAAATTCTCCGTCAAGACATACAAAAATATATTGAGTCTGATAGAGAAATTATCAATCTGAGTCTTCGTATTGCAATGCACGAAGAAAATGCAAAATATCTCGAAAGCATTATCAGGCAGATAAATGGTAGAAACTTTCATATTAAAAATATGCTGGATACACTAAAATTTCAGGCCGGAGGATACTAATCTGATTTGAATAAATAGATTCAGTTAATCAAAATGAATTGGATCTATATTATGCCAGATTTAGTAACAATAGAAAAATTTAATGAAGTTCATATGAAAGTAACAGCCGATCCAGGCGTTCGTCAAGAACTCATGAACTATTTTTCTTTCAGGCCACCAGGCTATCAGTTTGTTCCGTCATATAAAAACAGAGTTTGGGATGGGTACGTCCGACTTTACAATCCTATGAGACCAATGTTATATGCTGGTCTTACTGACTACGTTAAAAAGTTCTGTGAAGATCGTGGATATGACATTTCAATACCAGATGAAATGGAACCAAGAACTGATGTTCCAGACGGTTATGTAGAAGAACTTGCAAAAGAAATAGGCGCAAAACTTCAGCCAAGAGATTATCAAATTCAATATGTTTTGAATGCACTGAGAAATAATAGGTCTCTTTCGTTATCTCCTACTTCTTCTGGTAAGTCTTTTATTATCTATCTTATTCAACAACACTATTGGAGAGCCTTTGAACATAGAACTCTTGTTATTGTCCCTACCATTTCTCTCGTGCATCAGATGGCTGGTGACTTTATGGATTACGGATGTCCTCAAGAAGAAATATACAGAATACAAGGCGGCGTTAGTAAAAATACTGATTCACCTATTGTCATTTCGACATGGCAGTCTCTTGTCAAGCAACCAAAAGAATGGTTCGACCAATTTCACGTCGTTCTTGGTGATGAAGCACACAACTTCCAAGCAAAATCACTTACAACGATAATGGAAAAACTCACAGATGCACCTTACAGGCATGGCTTTACTGGTACTATATCTTCAGAATCTAAAGTACACAGACTTGTCCTCGAAGGAGTATTTGGTCCAATCAAGCGTTTTGTCACTACTAAAGAACTTATGGATGAAGGCACAGTCGCTGACTTCAAAATTAAAGCATTAGTTCTTTCGCATTCTCCAGAGACTCGACAGGTTTTTAAAACTGCGCTCAAGCCTTTGAAGAAGCAACAAAGATATGCTGCAGAAAAAACATTTCTTCACAACCATACAAAGCGCAATTTATTCATAAGAAATCTTGTGTGGTCTTTAAAAGGTCAAAACAATTTAATACTTTTCAATCAAGTTGAGACTCATGGTAAGCTGTTAGAACCCCTGCTTCGCAGAGACGATCGCGTCTTGCACTTTGTTCATGGTGGCGTTTCTGGTTTAGATCGTGAAGAGGTTCGCAAAGTTGTAGAAAATGATGATATTAAAACAGTGATTCTTTGGTTTGGTAAAAGTAAAATAGAGTTAAATGAAGAAGAAATTGTTCATCTGCAAGATGGATCTATAATTGCAGCAAAAGATATAACAGTAGATCACGACGTATCAGAAGAGTGGCTCAAGTTGTGCTTGAAAGAAAAGTTAAGTGATAAATGCGTTGTATAAAACTTTATGTTAACGGCGGTTGAAATAACAATTTTTATAAATAATCATTAAATAACAAGGAAATTTAATGTGCAAGAAATTTATGAAAAATTTGTAGATATTTTAGGTGAACCTTCTTCTAGAGATTATTTGAATGACTATATATCGTTCGTAATAAAAAATGAAACAAATAAATCTCTATCTGAATATTACTGTGAAGATCATCATATAATACCATCTAGTATTTACAAAAATGATAATACTTACACTTTAAAATACACTGATCATATAGAAGCTCACGTGTTATTAGCAAAAGCATATCCAATTTCTAAATTTATCAGACCTTTAAACTTTATGCTTTCTAGAACAGAAAAAGAATCTATAGAATTTAGAAGATTAATATCTATAAGCGCTAAAGAAAATTTTAAAAAATTCAGAAAATCCGATAGATATCCTTTTTGGGTTGCGGAACAAAGAAAAAGAACCAGAGATAGAATGCTTTCCGGCCAAGCAAAAAGCATGTCTTTGCTTGGAAATACTGAAGACTTAAAAAAACAAAAATCTGACTTTATGAGACAGTGGTGGACAGATGAAAGAAAATTACAAAAATCTAAAGACTTAATAGAATATAATAAAATAAACGGAACTCAAAGATACACTGATGCGCTAAATAAAAGATATGAAAGTATGACTGAGGAAGAAAGACAGAATTTCAGAGAAATAATGCAAAAAGTAAACAACTCTGAAGATAAAAAAGCTGACGCCAAAATAAAATTAAAGGCACTATGGTCTGATGATGAACACTATAAAGCCAAGATGCAAAATCGTAAAACAAGAGGTTCTGACGGTTCTAAAACAGCGGAAATGTGGAAAAATAAAGAGCTGAAGAGTAAAATATTACTATCGAGAAAACTAAGTACAATAAAAAGAAACGCTGCTTTATATGGAATAGAAAAAGAAATAAAACTATTATCTGATGATGAAATTTTAAAAAAATATGATTATTGTTCAGTCAAGCCACAAGCTATTAGAAATAAAAATTCAGAACTATCTTCAAGAATTCAGATAGATATCATTAAAGAATACAAGAAAAATTTTAAAATTAAGAAAGATGAGAAGACCGCGCGCGGCTGGTACAGACTGTCTGTTTCTAAACTAAATCTTATAATTATAGAATATTCTAATAAATATGGTATAGTAGAAAAATACAAAAATCAAATAAAGGAGATAGTAGATGAAACCAACTAAAATAGAAAGGGGGTCGAGGGCAAATAAAAGACATGATATTTTAGCGTCTTCGGGAACCTTTCTCAACAGGTGTTTCTATTAAAAGGATTGACAATGCCATATTCGCAGATTCTTACAAAGGAGAAATTAAAGTGCTCCAATCAATCGGACGAACTCTTCGAAAGGGAAATGGATCAGATGAAGCAACACTTTATGATATTGCCGATGATCTTTCAAGCGGATCGTATACTAACTATACTCTTCAACACTTTAGAAGCAGAATAGATATTTACTCATCTGAACAGTTTGAATTTAAAATCTATACCATTAATTTGGAATAACTATATTCCTTTTTATGAATGATAATTCAATTATAACATATGTAGAGAATTTGTCAACTACTTTGTTTGATTTACTCTAACTATTTTTATTGACATTTATCAAAAAATGGTATATTATTAAAATAATTATAATAAAATGAAAGGCGCGGTGCATGGCTAGGCGAGCAAAAAGGAATTATGTTAATAATCCAGACTTTCTAGAAGCGTTAATTGAATATAAAAGACAGTGTAAAGAGGCAGAAGATTCTGGTGAAGATCTACCAAGAGTTCCAAATTACGTCGGAGACTGTATATTTCAAATAGCGAATAGATTGGCGACTAAACCCAATTTTTCTGGGTACACCTATAAAGAAGATATGATTATGGACGGCATTGAAAATTGCCTTCTTTATATCGGTAATTTTGATCCTGAAAAATCATCAAATCCATTTGCATATTTTACACAAGTTATTTGGTTTGCTTTTCTAAGACGTATTGCAAAAGAAAAGAAGCAACTATATGTAAAATACAAATCATCACATCAAACTATTGCAATGAGTGGCACATTTGATGGTGGTGAAGATCTTCATATGCACTTGAACACGAGTGCCGACTATATTGATAGTTATATCGAAGATTACGAAGAAAAACTCAATAAGAATAAGAAAAAAGAAGTTAAAGTAGAAGAAACAGATAATGCAGAGCGTGATGAATGAAAATAGCTATAATCACAGATATGCATCTTGGAGTGCGTGGTGATTCTCAGGTATTTCTAGATCACCAAGAAAAGTTTTTTACGAATACATTTTTTCCATATTTAGATGAACATGGGATTAAAATAGTTTTAGATTTAGGCGACACTTTTGATAGAAGAAAATATATCAACTATGTAACACTAAAACGAGCAAAAGATTTTTTCTTTGACCAACTTGATAAAAGAAATATAGAGTATCATGCCGTAGTTGGAAATCACAGCGTTTATTTTACCAACACGAATGAAGTAAATTCTATGAATTTATTACTACCAGAGTATAGAAATTTTCATGTTTACGAGCACGAGCCTATTGAGTTGACATTTGGTTCATCTCGTGTTATGATGGTACCGTGGATAACTAAAAATAACGCACAAATTTGTGTAGATATGATGGCATCTTCAAAGGCTCATGTTCTTATGGGGCATTTTGAAATTAAAGGCTTTGAAATGCTGAAGGGTTCTATATGCGATCACGGTATGGAAAAAGAAGCTTTTAAAGGTTTTGAGTCAGTTTATTCTGGTCACTTCCACCATCCATCTGAGTATGATAATATCAGATACTTAGGTGCTCCGTATGAAATGACTTGGTCAGACTATGCTGGAAAACGTGGATTTCATATATTTGACAGCGAAACTCGTGACATTGAGTTTATTGCAAATCCTTATCGTGTATTTCATAAAATTGAATATGATGACTCTGATATGACAATTGAAGATATTGCGGCTATTGAATCTGATGTACTAAAAGATACTTACATTAAAGTTATTATAAAGAATAGATCTAATCATTATCTATATGATCTATTTCTAAATAAGCTATCTGATTCCGGAGCAACAGATGTAAAGTCTATAGAAGATTCTCTTAATCTCGAATCTTCAGGAGTAGAAGAAATACTCGACGAAACTAAAGATACAAAAGAAATATTACATAATTACATTGACTCTATAGAAACTGCTATTGACAAAAAGAAAGTTAAAGTTATTATAGATGATCTCTACTTGGAGGCTTCTTCAATACAATGATAGTTCAATTTAAAAAGATACGTTACAAAAACATTTTGTCGACTGGTAATGTGTTTAATGAAATAATTTTAGACAAAAGTAAGACTACATTGGTGAGTGGTTCAAATGGCAGTGGTAAATCTACTATGTTGGATGCCATTGTCTTTGCGCTATACGGAAAGCCATTTAGGAAAATAAACAAACCACAGCTGATGAACACTATCAATCAAAAAGAATTGTTAGTAGAAATAGAATTTTCTGTTGGAGTGAATGATTTTATAGTAAAAAGAGGTATGCGCCCAGGTATATTCGAAATTTGGAAAAATGGCGAAATGATAAACCAGGATGCAGCATCTCGTGATTACCAAGAATACTTAGAAAAGAATATTCTCAAACTCAATTATAAGTCATTCAATCAGATTGTTATACTTGGAAGTGCAACTTATGTTCCCTTCATGGAACTTTCAGCGGGCGCAAGACGCGAGATTATCGAAGATCTTTTAGATATTCAAGTTTTTAGCACCATGAACATTTTGCTGAAAGAGAAAATATCAGACAACAAAACACAAATTTCTGAAAATAACTATGAGATACAGCTTGTTAAATCTAAAATAGAATCTGCAAAGGAACATAGTGAATCAATACTTAAAATTAAGCAGATAGAAGTAGATAAAATACGCGAAAAAATGCAAGAGCATATAGACAAGGTAGTAAGTGAAAAGACTGAAATTGAAAAGATTGAAGAACAAATTTCAGCTCTCATTGCAACAATACAAGATAAAGCTTCTCAGAAAAAGAAACTGGAAAAGGCTAAATCAATACGTTTAGATTTAGAAAGCACTCGAAGAAACTTTGAAAAAGAACTTATCTTTTATCACGATCATGACAATTGCCCAACATGCAAACAAGGTATTGATCACGACTTTAAAACCAAAACTGTAAATGAAAAATCGGCAAAAAAGATAGAAATAGAAGATGGCATACTTCAGATTGATGCTAAAATAAAAGAAATTGAAGCTCGAATTAATGAAATATCTTTAGTTGAAGATGTAATGCAAAATCATAATCTTCAGATCGGCGAACATCGAGCTCAGGTA